CAAAAAGCATGGCCTCGCTCTTACTCCGAAAGTAATAAGGCTTACCTTCGTGAGCAATGAACCACGTATAGCCAGGACGACTATGGGCAGGCCAAAGTTTGATGGCGCCGACCATGAAGGGCTCTGGTAGATCGTCCCACATAGTCATCTCCTCTGTATTTCTTCACGCTAGAGAAAGAACAATGGAGGGGAAAGTAGTTATTAACACAATATTCGGAAGCATTAACCAAGTCTTAAGCTTTTTGCGCTTTTTTTGGGCTTGACCTCCACATAGTCCGCCTCAGCATTCTCCAACTCCAATTTCCCTTGTTCTGTGACAGAGAATGTTTTGTCCTTCTTTTTTGAAATAAGCGCTTCTTCTTCTAGGTCCATCAACTGGTTGTAAATGGTTTTTGCCTTGTACACATCACGATTCGCTTCGTGGTGAATAACAGCGTTTGACGTGACGAAATAATCACACGTATCGAGATCGTCAATAGCCCAAAGCGTGTACAGCCTTGCGTTCTTAATAAATCCTGGAATGCGCTGTTCTTGCTTCATCGCTTCCAGTAGCACAGACGTGTTTTGCCTCATGGGAAGCCATTTCACATCGTCTTCCATGCCTTTGCCGAATTTCACCTTGGCTTCCAATGTCTGACAGGGCGCTTCCTCCTGTAAATACCTTTTGATCGATGCGGACAGACGAAACCACTCTCTCCTTTCTCTTGCCGCATCAAAACGATCATGCAAATCCTTCTCCATTTCACGCGGAGCTTGGAAAATCTTCAGCACTACCAGCATGTCTGCTGAGCAAGTGAGAAACGATGCAAAACGATCTTGTGGCGATGTGGTGAAGCCGATTTTGACCATCCATGGCATCGATGACCATTGCACGAAATACACCCATCCGTCAGTTTTACGCTGTAAAGGCTTTTGCTTAACCATGGAAACGAGCCCGACTCTCCGCACTATACCTCAACAGGGAGTAAAAGGACAAAAACAACTCCTTTCAGCTCGCGTTATGCTGGATGCATAGTGCAACGCCTGCTTTCTGACAAGCGACACTGACGAGCGACGCCTCACCAGTGAAAACGTCTCACCAGTGATTCAGCACTAAGCGAGGGGCCGCCCAAAAGCGGCCACTGAGCGCTCCAGAGCAGCCAAAAGCTCTCGATGCCAAGCCCCTCGCAAGCCTTCTAGGACTGGCAAATGTCCTTCCAGCGCTGAGACGCCGCCTCAAAAGCGGCGTCGCTCCAGGACGCCTGGTAAATGCAAGGGGAAAATGCGTGCAACTGCGCGGATGGCGCAAAAACGCAGGTAAACAATGGCTTTCGGCACTAAAAGGCGCCCTTTGAGGGGCGCCTTTGTTCTGGAAATAACAATGGAAGGGAATGTCTGGCTTGTTTTCAAACAGAGCGACTTTGAGGCCGCTCTTTGTGATGGAAAGTTTTGAATGGAGCCTCGCCATAATGGCTCGTCTGCGGCCATAAGGCCTTGACTCGCCATAGCAATACTGCGTTTTCGGAAACCATGGCTACACTTCGTCAAATTAATTAGCCTTCCATGGAAGGAGCCAAGCAATGTTCAGTATGTGGCGTGCTCAAGCCACTATCTTCCTTTCATCGCTGCAATAAATCGCGCGATGGGGCTGATTGTAGGTGTAAACAATGCAAAGCTGAACATGACAAAAGAAGTCGAAGTGAAAATCGTCTTAAATATCAATTCAAAGATTTGCTTGCGGATTCTAAAAGGCGCGCAAAAAAGAAAAATCTTCCGCACGATTTAGACATTAAATACCTTCGCTCAATTGCCACTGAATACTGCCCGTATCAAAATGTTAAATTACGATGGGCTGATGATTCCATAGATGAAAACTTCGGCACCTGTTCCGCTAATAGTCCATCCATAGATCGAATAGACGATAAGAAAGGATATGTTCGTGGAAATGTTGTAATCGTCTCGCATCGAGCCAATGCAATAAAACGCGATGCCACCGAACAAGAGCTCATTGAACTAGGTCTCCGCATTGCTCAGTTCAAGATGCAAATGGCTATGCCAGAGTGATGCACGTATGCATAGGGGGAAATAGTTGATGAAAAATGGCCCCGTTTTTCAGAGGGGTATGCCCGCCCTCAGAATGAGAATCGTTCCCGCTACTGCGCTGTAGTACGCCTGGACCATCAGCGATGCTTATGTTACAGAGTGTGACAATTAGCCCTGATCGGCGCCGATCTCTGGCAGACTGACCCATGGGCAGGCGACTGCCCGCGCACCTCGTCAACTGATCATCATGGGCATCATTGCCGATACGTTCCGAGATCGTATCAACGAGATGAAGCGTAAGGATGAAGAATCCCAAGCTGAGTTGATACGAATCCTGAACAAGCTGAAAAGCATTGCTAAGGAAATGGAACAAATAGATCTAGGATACGAATCCTGATCACAACTAGGATCCAATACGGATCCTTTTTTATTGCCCACACTGATACGAAATCGTATCATGGCAAGGCGTGATACGAAAAAAGTTTTCCACAGGCCTGTGGAATACGTTGATGATCCCCTAATCGGCTTTTATGCTTGCTGCAGCATAGGAAGCCACACAAAGAAGCCCGCCACCCTACGGACAGGGAGACGGGCCTAGAAGGGGCAGGAAGGGGCCTAGGAGCTAGGGGAGGAAGTTAGTCCCGATGCCATGGCCCATGCGATCCAGCTTGGCTCTGGTGGGCAGGTGGCGGACTAGAAGCAGCCAGAGGAAGGGCAGACGGGCTGAGCGTATGGAGAGCCAGCCCGTCTGCCGATCATGCCAGGAGCGATAGGAGCAGAGGAAGGGCAGGGGCAGGGGACAGGATCGTGAGAGCCAGAGGGAACGGGACGGGGATAGGCGCAGCAGCATGAGGCTAGTCCCTGTCGCTGATGTGCCACTTGTCGGCGGCGTCCCATGGGCAAGGCGGGATGATGCCCGCCTTGATGGCCTCGCGGCGTTCGTGCTGCAGGCGCTCAGTCTCGGCAGCCTTCCTGATGATGCTGGCCAATAGATCGGTCATGGTCTGATCGGGCTGGCCGTCTGGCGTAGTAGCAGCGCACCATCCAATGGTGGCGCCGCTGTCTGTGGTGACGGGCTGGAGGGGCGGACGTTCGGGGCGTGTCATTAGTCAGCCCTCCCATGCGGTGGTGGACAGGGCAGCATGGCCGCCGCCTGCTAGGGGCTGCCATGCGCCGATGGTAGGGGCCAGGCTGAATGCTGCAGCAGCAGGGCCAGCGCCGCGGGATCGTTTCGTGCGCAGCAGCACAGCCACGCCATCATGGCCACCTGGCTGCGGGCCAGCGGGATCCTGCCATCGATGATCGGTGGAATCCCCATCCACGGTGAGCAGACGCACCATCCTGTCACCATCGCGCAGCAGCAGCACAGGGGGCAGCGGGGTGCCCTTGGGCAGGGCCACGGGCACAGCCAGGCGGAACCCTGCAGCGATGGCATCCAAGGCGTGGGCAATGCCGCCAGGGCGATCAGCAGCTAGCGAGGCGGTCACATCGACGCCAGCGGAACGCTGAGCAATCAGACCTAGGGGGCCAACCACGGGCGCCTTGGAATATTCATACAGGCGGATGCTGCCAGCGGGGGCAAGGCTGAGCGCTTCAGGGATGGTAGTACCGATGCCTGGCACCACGGGCAGCCCGTAGCGGTGGGCGATGGCAGCAGCTTCACTGTCGTTAAGGTTGAAGCGCAGATCATGCCAGGGCAGATCGTCAGTGCCGCGCAGGCGGACGGCAAGGGGCAGCCCCTTACGTTGTGCCCGCTGCCACTCGCGGGCAATGGCTACTAGCACAGCTACGGCGTAGCCCTTGTGATTCCAGAGGAACGCCAGCGTACGGCGAGCACGGGCGGCGGCGACAGTAGTGGACAGGCCACCATGGCCCGCCCATGCCAGGCAGCCAGCTTGGCAGCCCTTGCTAGCCCATGGGCAACCATTGTGGGCGAGGGCCAGGCTCTCTACGCCCTGTGATCGGGCTAGCTCGGCAATGCCAGGCAGGCGGGAACGTGGGGCCGTGGTGGCATCATCAGGGCCAGCCACGGCGGCAGCCAGGGCACGGGCGGGCAGGTGGTGAAGAATGACGGGCCAAGCATCGGCAGCGCCTTTAGCCAGCTTGGCATTGCTAGCCCCTACGGTGAGCAGGCCGTCAAGCGAAAGACTGAAGCGATCTAGAAGGCCTGCCACATCGGCGGGCAGGGCGTCACGGCGTGGGCGGGCGGTGGTAGTAATAGCGGCGGGCATGGTGGCGTGGTGGTAGTGGTGGGCATTAAAAGGGGCGCCCTTTAAGGGGGCGCCCTTAGCAATCAGGCGGAACGGCGGCGGGAGGGGCGAGAGGCGGCGTCGCACAGGGCAGCAGCACACAGGGCATAGCTAGTGGCAGCGCCAGCAGTGAACAGGGTGAACGGGGCAACGTATGGGGCGGCGGCAGCGGCGGATGGAGCCAAGCTGATCCGCTGGCCATAGGATGCACAGCAGAGAGCGCAGCCAGTCGCAAGGGCAGCGAGGGCAGCGGCGGGGAAGTAACGGCGCATGGTTTGGTTTGCAGAAGGGCGGCCATCGCTGGCCGTGTGCAGACAATAGGCCATAGGGCGGGGCGGGCTAGTGGCCCGCCCTTGTATTGTCACAATCCGTCACAATCGGCCAGTTCTGCTAGGTCGTCGATCAAGGCCCGCAGCGTGGCAGGCGGCAGCCAAGGGGCGAGGGCCTGCAGAAGGCGGAACAAAGAGGGCGGATGTTGCATTATGCGGCCCAGTTAATCTCATCGTTGAAACGCTCCCACAAGGAAGCGGGCCTATTGTCGTAGATGTAGTTATGGATGGCGCCTAGAGTTGCGTATTCTTTATCCATGGAAACCTGGGCATCGATGTGGCGTCCCGATGTGTAGTGGGATGACATAACGATGCGCCACTGGTTGTTGAACTTATCGAGGTGCGATTGCGCCAGTTTGATGAGTTGATCATCGGATAGGCAATCAAAGAGGCGGCGTGATTGTTCCATCGGCTTGTGATGATTAGTAGGGCGTTAATGGGGCGCCGTGGGGCGCCCCTGGCGGGTTAGGTGTGCTCAACTAGGCAGGCTTCCACGGCTTCCCATTGGCTGTCAGTCAGTAGCTCGGTTTCGGCATCGGCCACAGCCAAGCAATGGGCAACAGTCGACAGGCGGGATGGGCCTAAGCGCTCTAGGCCTTGCACGGTGACCATGGGTTCGGCGGGCGCAACAATCAGGGGCGTGGCCAGCGTGGGGGCAGGCAGCAGCAGGGCGGCAACAATCAGGCGGCGAATCATGGGAAGGAGGAACGATGGGGAACGATGGGGAAGGGGCGCCTATGGGGCGCCCTAGTTATCAAGCGATCAGAGTCATGCGGCGGGCACGTGCTAGCAGGGCAGCGCGGGAAGCCTTAGCAAGGGCGGCAGGATCCTGGCCAGTAGCAGCGAGGGCAGCCACGAGGGCAGGGCGGGGGCTGGCAGCGCTCAGCGGTTCGGGCAGGCGGGCAGCGAGGGCAGCCACGGCATCAGCCAAGCGGCGCAGCATGGGAGCTAGGCGGCCACGCTCAGCCCATAGGCGGGCGGTGAGAGCATGGGCCACGGCGACCACTAGCAGCAGGGCAGCCAAGCAACGATCAGCCACGGCGGGCCAGTCAATACGTTGCAGCATGGCCACCACGTCCGAAACGGGCGGGAACGCGGGGCGTTGATAAAGAGAAGGGGCGAGCATGATTAAGGGGCAGCCAGCGGGTAGAGGGCGCCCCATCGCTGGGGCTGTCGCTGGCATGCACAGACAATACAAGCAAGGGCACCGCCTGCCAGGGCAACGGCGCTGATTGTCATAATTCTTTACATTTGCGCTAGTTGCGACTGATTCTCACTTGCAACTAGGCCCATGCGGGTATGCGTGTATGCGTGTATGCGTGTATGCGCATAAAGGCATAGTAGTACAAACGTACTAGCTTGCTTATTGCGACTGATTCTCATTATCAGGGTAGTACAAACGTACTAGCGGTAGTACGGACGTACCAGCGGCGCCGAGCACGGGCGCCCTCTAAAGCGCTTCTACTATACCGCGTTTTAGCAAGTCCCTATACCGCGTTTCAGCGAGTCCTTTACCGCTTTTTGCAAAGTCCCAATTATTTTAAAAAAATAATAAAAATTAATTATGTATTTAATAAAAACCTTTAATATTATTTACCATCCATGACCATCAAAGGCTGCCTTTATGGCAGCTTCTTCATCTGGAAATGGTCCGCCAATGAAAGAATCATCATCATCCGCATAGTAATACCATCCTTCAATAAGGTCTGTGCCTTTGCAAGCAGCTTCAGAGAAGAAATCAATGAGAATCATTGTCAAGGCCTCTTGAAATGCTTCAAATGGCGCTTCCACATCCCTTCGCTCATTGAGCCAGGCCTATAGAAGCAATAAACTGGCCTGCCAAGCATCATTCCGCCCTCCCCATCGTCTACTGGCTCTGATTCAT